GCCCGGCGCGCAGTTGCCGCGCGCTTGTGCTGCGGTGCAATAAAACTGCTCCAGCTTAAACTCGACCTGAAGGACATACCAGAATATCAGGCGCTCGAACGCTGCGTTGTGCGCGTAAACCAGCCCCTTGTAATCACGCACGGCTTGCGGGAAAGGCTCACTTGGTAGCCACGTCCGCACGTCATCGTCATCAAATGCGTAGGACATGCACAGCACGTCGGTGCTGGCGTCCTGCGCGTAGTTGTAGACGCCGCGGCTGCGTAAGTCGCAACGGCTGCGCGTCTCAAAGTCAACCCAAAGCACAGTCATGTTGTCACGCAATGAAAGCCACAGCCGCCAAAGCCGCGCTTGCCCATGTCCGTAGGCCAATCAGCCGGGATTTCGTCAATGAAAGTGCGGACGCCTTTTATGCGTGTCAGCCGCACATTGAACCGCCGCGCTTGATCCGCCCGCCGCGCGAACACGTCAGGGAAATGCTTGCGGATTAGCGCCCAGTAGTTAGGGCTGGTGGCTTTTACGCAGCCAAGGCAGTTGCCGTTAGGCATACCAATCTCGTATACATACGGACGGCGCACGCCTTGTTCTGCAAGGATTGCGTGCGTGTCTGTTTTCTTCAGGCCCATCTCGACTAGCGGCGCGCGCTGCTTCAGCGCAGGATAGTTCTCCTGCATATTTGTGAACCGCTTTGCGTCAGCCTTGTCGGCGGTGTAGCCCCACAAGTGCGTATCACTAGGAAGCTGAAAATCCATACGCGGCGCAAACTTTAGTTCGCCGGTGCAAGGCGCGCCGTTTATGCCAGCGAGATATCGCCGCGCTTCAAACACGTCATCTATCGTGTCGTATTTGGTGGATTTAAGGCGCAGTATCGGCTTGCCATACCATGCCTCAAGATCGTCTATAAAGCGATGGCTGTCTGCGTGGACGCTGTCGCCTAAGTCGCAGTGTGCGATTACGATGTCAGGGTTTTCCATAAGCGCAAAATGCGCCATCACTGCGCTATTAACGCCGTCTACCCATGCAATTATTCTGTTCATAGAAGTTCTCACTCTTCCGCTACTCGCCGGGGTGGTGGATCACCCCGGCTTTCACGCCCCTTAAACTACGCGACGACGACGACGCGCACCTTCAGCGGCTTCAGGTTCAGCGGCGACTTCCAACTCCGCGTCCTCTGGTTCAGCAACCGAATTGGTATCCATTGACACCCAATCGGTGATATCAAAAATAGGCGTATAGATGCGACCGTAGGTCTTGTGCTGGTAATGCTCTGACGACAGCGAGAGCAACGGCACAGGCTTAGTCTGGTCTTTGTCCACCTGATCGGCAATGGCAACAGCCAATGCCTGCACAGCGCGCTTGCCGCCGACTGATGTAGCCGTGAAGCGCGCCTGCATGTCCTTGTCTTCGCCGTTGGTGCAGACCAGCATCATGCCGACTTGCATTTCCCAACCGCGCGTTGCGCCTGATGGCGCTGGTTCCAACTCTGGCAGCGGCTCTGACACCGGCACCAGCTTTTCAGCCAGCACTTCGCCGTTACCCCACGCAATATAGCCGTGGACGAACGAGAACGGATTAGCGGCCCACAGGCTGCCGTCTTCGACTTCGGTCTGGTCTGCACCGAAAACCCAATGGCCTGTCTTGTCCATCTTGAGGATGACTGTGCCGCCCGGCGCAACTTCCGATTGGATGGAACGCAAAGCGCCAGAGAGGGACTGAACGGACGGCAAGTTAGCGCCGCCAAAAGTAGTGATATTCGACATTGTATTGTACCTTTTCTTTTACTGGATTTTAGACATAGCTTTTGTGAGCGTCTGTCCGATTTGCAAAACCGCTGGCCGAGGATCATTCTCCGGCGCAAGGGTAGAGCCTGTTGAGACGGCGGCAACTAAGTCCGCCGGCAATTCTATCTTAGCTTTCTTCAAAGCCTTTTCCGCTTGGGCTGGTGACAGCGGCTTGGGTTCGCCCCATGCCTCTATACCCGCTTGGGTCATAAATGCTACAGCCTTATCTTCATTTGTCCACTGTCTTGTGGCGCGTTTGTTGACCAGCTTCCAGCCGGGGACTTTGCGGCCTTCTTCCAGAAGCCCGTGCGCCATCTGCTGCAAATCCTTGATGAACGCTTCAATCAGCGGCGCCTGTTCCAGATAGTGTGCGATCTGGTCAATCGGCAGCGCGTCCATCTTGGCCTTCAGGGCGCGGTCTACAGCGCCTGTCATCACAGGACAGATGGGCTTTGCCGCGCACCACTTGCAATGGTCGCCTGACGCCAACGGCGCGTCTGGCCGCGCAGCAATCTTGACGGCAGCGGCAAGTTCTTTCTCGAACGCGTCAACGCGGGCAAGGTCTGTCACCCACCGCTTGACAAACGGCGGCTGCACAATGATCAGTTCGACTTCTTTTGCGCCTTCAAATGCCCATGCCGTTTCCGCCGTGCGCCGAGCCGCCGCAGCGTAGAAGAGTAGCTGGGCGTTTTCTTCAACTTCGACAGCCACGCCATTGCCAAACTTCCAATCCAGAACAACCGCTCTATCACCAATACGACCAAGAAAATCGGTAGAACCAAAAACGTCAGGCAGAAAATCACCAAAACCAACCCTGCTCTCAACAGCATATTCCATCTCCCCCTTGGGGTCTATCTCGTCCAGCGCACGCAGCGCCGGTATCAGTTTGTCATCGACCAGTGCTTCAGTCAGCACGGTCTTCTCATAGGTGGTGCCGACCATGCTGTACGGATCAAGGTCACGCTCTAATATGGTGGCTATAGTGTCATGCAGGAGCGTGCCTTCGTCGGCGTAGCTGCTGCTGGGCTTCGGCGGTACTGTGTCCACCAGTGCGACGCTGCCGGGGCAGGCGATGACGCGTTTGGCGGTCGAACCGCCGACTATCTTACTATGTTGCATATCATACCTCACTCTACTGTTTGAACCGCCATCATACAGACAACAAAATTTGATGCAAGGCTTGAAATGCAAAAAATTTTGGAGTAGCGTTTTGGCATGACTGAGAAAGAAATAGAGCGGTACTTCTGCAAACGCGTGCGCGCGGTCGGCGGTTTCGCGTACAAATTCCGCAGCATTACGCAAGTCGGCGTCGCCGACCGCATAGCCTGTATGCCTAACGGCGAGGCTTGGTTCGTGGAACTGAAGCAACCTAACGGGCGCCTGTCTGCGTTGCAGCGTATCTTTTGCGATGAGATGACGCACACCAAGCAGCACTACGCCTGCTTATGGTCAAAAGAGGATGTGGACGAATGGCTCAAACGCTTCAGCTAAGACCGTATCAGCAGCAGGCGGCGACGTTTCTGTATGAGAACGACCGCGCCATGATCCTTGCGCCTGTCGGCGCGGGCAAGACTGCCATTACTTTGACGGCGATGGATGAGATGCTGCGTGATGGCATTGTCAACCGCTGGCTGGTGGTGGCGCCGAAGCGCGTCTGCACTGACGTGTGGCCGGTGGAAGCGCCGAAATGGTCTGACATTACGCCCGCGCTTGCTGTCGGCCCGCCGGCGCAGCGCGCAGCAGCAATCGCAAGCAGCGCCAGTGTGGTTGTCATCAACTACGACAATCTGGACAAGTTAAAGGATTTATCGAGTTTTGATGGAGTAGTGTTTGACGAACTGACGCGGTTGAAAAACCCCAGCGGCAAACGCTTTAAGGCTTTGGAGAAAATTATGTCTACGATGAGGATACGTTGGGGGTTGACAGGTTCGTTTACATCGAACGGCCTTGAGGATGTTTTTGGTCAGTGCAAGATCATTGACCAAGGATTGTTGGGCCGCGCCAAGGGTGCGTTCCTGCAACAGTATTTTATCTGTACCAACCGAGAGTTCGGCCAGTGGATACCGGCAGCCGGCGCGCTCGAAAAGGTGATGGCGCGGATCAAACCAGCGACGTTCGTGCTGGAGCCGGGCGAGTATAAGGACAAGCTGCCGCCGTGCCACGTCACAGAGTTACGCGTCGCGCTGGACGACCGCAAGCCATACGAAAGAATGAAGCGTGACTATGTTGTGCGCTTCGGCAACGACCAAATCGTAGCGCAGAACGCCGCGTCGGTGACGACCAAGCTGCAACAGATGGCGTCGGGATTTGTCTACAACCGTGACGCTGGCCCCGGTTCAATATGGTTCAGCAGCCACAAGTTCGACCGGTTGGCAGAGTTGCTGGCGGAAAATCAGCGGGCCAACACCCTCGTCGCCTACACCTATCAGGAAGAGTTGGCAGAACTGAAGCGTCGCTTCCCGCACGCAAAGACGATGGACGACGCTAACGTCATCGAACATTGGAACGCAGGGCAAGTCGAGTTGCTGTTGGTCCACCCTAAGTCGGCAGGGCATGGCCTGAACCTACAGCATGGCGGCTGCCATATGGTGTTCCTGTCGCTGCCGTGGTCGCTGGAGTTGTACGAACAGACGGTCGGACGCCTGCACCGCAGCGGCCAGACAAAGGATGTCTGGGTCTATGTGATGCTGACCGAAAAGAGTATTGATGAACGTATATGGGCGGCGCTGCACGACAAGCGTGCGGTGTCCGACATAGCATTAGAGGAATTGAAAGATGCGATCTAAGTTTTTCCCTTACGTCTGCCGGTATGTTAATGCCGAAGGCGCGTGGCTGGCCGGTTATTATGATAAGGACGCCGCTGACCGACCGCCAGCGATGATGATTAAAGGCGCCGGAATTAAAGAAGGCGACCAAATATCCATCTCGTATCTTGAACAGCCCGCAACGGCGCGGCAGATTGTAGGGCTTGACAAATGAGTAAACTGAACTGGCGGTCTATGATTGCCGTGCTGTCCGACCTTACGGAAGACCAGCTAAAGCAGGCGTTGGACGTTGAATTGAAGACGCACAAGCGCCCAGCCATCGCCCGGCGGTTGCACCAGCGTTACTCTGCCATGCGGACGGCGCGGGAGCGTGTCGAGATTATGAAAGGGTTGAAGAAATGATTGACGACAAGAGCGACGCAGGATCATGGGCAGATGCGTTAAAGTTCAAGGCCGCTGTCGAGCCTGACCATTACAAGGCTGGCGGCATAGAAGCCATCGACTACATTCAGGCGAAGCTATCGCCAGAAGAGTTCGCCGGCTACTGCCGTGGCAATGCGCTGAAGTACATCAGCCGCGCTGGACGCAAGGACGCTGTCGGGCAGGAGATACGCAAGGCTATCTGGTATCTGGAGCGTTGGTACGACAGCACCACGAAGTAGCTACGCGTCTTCCATCATCTCAGTTGTGACCATCACGCGGCCCACGGCGCCGTACTTTTTATGGTACGTGATAGCCCAAGCTGCTCGGTCTGCGATCCAGCCGCCGCGTG